TAATGAATATGCCTATAAGCTCAGAGGCTAAGAGTTTATTGCTAGTAGATAGCTATGGATTTACTGATGAGGATGCTGCTATAATCGTAGCTCCAAATCAAATAGAAAATAATTTGTAATTTTGTACAGAATGAAAGACTTAAAAAAATATCAAGTTAAGAAAGCAGATTTATCTGTTAAAGATGTAGATACTAAAACTAGGAGAGTTCAAGTTGTATTATCTGCTTTTGATAATATAGATTCTGATGGGGATGTTATCCGTAAGGGAGCTTTTGCTAAGTCTATAATGGAGAGAGGAGCTGAATCAACATCTAACCGTAAAATTGCTTTTCTTAGGCATCACGATTGGGAGCAACAGATAGGTAAGTGGGTAAAGATGGAAGAAACTCACGATGGATTACTTGCAGTAGGAGAGTTAGGTAGAAGTACTAAAGGAGAGGATGCCTTATTAGATTATCAAGATGGAATAATTAAAGAGCATTCAATTGGCTTTAACTATGTTGAGGATAAAATGAATATGGTACAGGATGGAGTTTGGGAGCTTAAAGAGGTAATTCTTTGGGAGGGATCAGCAGTTACATTTGGAGCTAATTCATTAACACCTACATTAGAAGTATCTAAAGGAAATAAAACAGAGCTATTAGATAAACTAAATGCTAAAATGGAATCTTTACTAAGTGCTATCAAGAATGGCAAAGGTACAGATGAAAGATTATATGAAATAGAGATGGGCTTAAAAGTCTGTCAGCAACAATATAACTCACTTATAAATCAAGAGCCAACTATTGAAGTTACTCCTGAGATTATTGAGCCGAGCAATGACCAATTAAAACAATTTTATTTAAATTTATTAAAAAAGTAAGAAATGAACTTTACAAATTTTATTGAAAGTAAAGGTATCTCTAACCTAGCAGAAAAATCTGCTGAGGATTTAGCAGGACTTTACAACGAGTATAACGATGTTAAAAGAACAGAGTTAGAAAATGCTATTGAGGCAAAAGCAACAAAAGAAGATATTGAAGGCTTAAAAGCTGAGATAGTTGCAGGACAAATTAATCAAGTGAAAGCTCTAAATGAAACTTTAGCAGCTCACGGAGTAGCAATTAAGAAACTTTCTGAGAAAGGTGCTAACGAAGTAGGATTACTTTCTACAGTTAAAACATCTTTAGTTGAAAAAGCTGATGACCTTGCAGGACTTAAAGGAGATGCATCTAAAAAGATATCTTTCAAAGTAGCAGGTACTATGTTAGGATCAACTAACATTAGTGGAGGAAATGTTCCTGTAGAGCAAAGATTACCAGGATTTGATATCGTACCTAGCCGTAGAGTTAGATTATTAGATATCGTTTCTAGAGGTACTGCTGAGTCAAATGTTATTTCTTGGGTTTCTCAAGCTAACAAAGATGGAGCAGCAGGACAAACAGCAGAGGGTGCTTTAAAAAATCAAATTGATTTTGATTTAGTTGTTAACTCTGAGAGCTTGAAAAAGACTACTGCTTACATCAAAATATCTGAGGAGATGTTGAGTGATGTTTCTTTTATTGAATCTGAAATCAACAATGAGCTAATGAGAGAAATCTTAAAAGCAGTTGAGGCTCAAGTTTATGAGGGAGATGGTACAGGTAATAACCTTAATGGTATTCTTACTCAAGCTACAGCTTTTGCAGGTGGTTCTTTTGCAGGTACAGTAGATAATGCTAATGTTGCTGATGTATTGACTGTAGCAGCTAATCAAATTAAATTAGCTGAACACGATGCACCAAACTACATCCTTTTAAATCCAAGTGATGTAACTGCATTGAAATTAATCAAAACATCTACTACTGATAAGAGATATGTAGATAGATTATCAATGGTTGCAGGAGAGATGAGTTTAGATGGAATTTCTATCTTAGAATCAACTTTAGTAACTCAAGATACTTACTTAATCGGAGACTTTAGAATGGCTACAGTATTTGATAAAGGTATGGTAGATATCAAAGTAGGATATGAGAATGATGATTTTACTAAAAATCTTGTTACTATCTTAGCTGAGTGGAGAGGATTAAACATCATCAAAACTAATCAAGCTAGTGCTTTTGTTACAGGTACTATATCTGTAGATGCAGCAGTATTAGAAACAGCTTAATAAGCTAACTAACAAATAAGAAAAGCCTTGCATTAATTTGTAGGGCTTTTTTTTGTACTTTTGTTTTATTATGGCAAAGAGAACAAATAACAAGGAGGCTAAACCTGTAGAGGTTGCAAAGCCAAAAGCAATAGATTGGGATTCAATGGATGAGATGGTTACTATTATCTTTAATGGTAAAGAGGTACTAACTAGAAAGGAAAACGCTCAAGTATTAGTAAAAGTTAAAAGAGCAACACTTAAATAGATGGCAAATATTCTGATCCCTGATGACTTTAGTAGTGGAGAGTACAAAGTTCCTCAAAACTGCTTTGATAGTATTGAACCTTATATTGATAAGTACGAAAAACTTTATTTAACTAAGGTATTAGGTGCTGATTTATATACATTATTTATAGCTGATTTAAGTGCAGGAGTTCCTGTAAGTGCTATTTACCTTTCATTATTCAATGAGTTTAGGATAGATGAAACAGGTTGTATTAGAATCTATGAGGGAATGAAAGAAATGCTTAAACAATTCTGTTACTTTCATATAATTAGAGATTTAGGAGTTAAGAAAGGTATAGGAGGAGTAGGTAAGTATAAGAATGAAGTATCTGAGGCAGGTTATAACGGATTTAATATAGTTGAGGCTTATAATGAGGGAGTAGATAATACTTATGCTTTACAATGGTTTATTTGTGAGAATGATGCAGATTATCCTGAGTATAACGGAGAGAATTTTAGATACTCAAGCTCAATATGAGAACAGAGGTATTAATAAATAACCTAGATGCCTCAGTTCAACAGATAGGAACTTATCAAGTTGATTGTGGTCAAGATATGAGATGGCTTTTAATGGTTAAGAAGTCAGGAACAGATGGAACACCTAGAGCCTATATTGAGGAGAGCAGTAATAATGTTGATTGGGTTGCTTTAGAGAATAACTCTATCAATGATAAATTGCAATACTTTCCTTTAGATGATGTAATTACTCACATCAGAGATTCTTACTTTATGGGAAAGAGCTTTAGGATAAGAGTTGAACCAAACAACAATACAACAGGCACTATTTATGCTGAGTTAATTGTTAAAACAAAATCTAATTAATGGCTAGTTACGATTTAAGGAGAGAGGTAGTAGTTGCAAAGTTTCAAACTTTGTTAGATTTAATTGCTGAATTAGATGGTAATACTGATGAGATAGAGGCTAAATTACAATCAATAATAAACTTATTAACCTCCATTGATGCTAAAGTAGCAACAGAGGCAACATTATTGATCCTGGGAACAACTGCCAACTCAATAGAGAGTTTATTAACATCTTTAAATGCAAAAGATTTTGCTACTGAAACAACATTAGCTGCATTAAAAGTAACTGCTGATAATTTACTTGTTTGTTGTCAATCAATAGATACTAAACAAGATACAATAATACTAGAATTACAAGCCATTAAAGGCTTTGTTGATGGTATAGAAACACTATTAGCCTCAATAGATGGAAAGGTAGCTACTGAGGTAACTTTAGCTGCTATAAAGGCTCAAACAGACTTATTTACATTTACAGGAGGAGATTTAAATGTTAATGCTACTGTAACTATTCCTCCAGGATTAGCAACAGAGGCTACATTGGCAGCAATAAAAGCACAGACAGACCAATTAACTTTTACTGCTAATAAATTAAGAACAACAGGAGAGGATGGAGGAGCAGGTGGAGGAGCTCCATTTTTAATATTTGGCACAACTACTCCTTTAGGTGCTAGTGCTACTTATCAAAGTGGAGTTTTATCTTTAGTTGGTAAAAGCCAAGTTGAAACAAGAGTTTTAAGTGATACTGATGGAACTTTAGTATTTGATTTTTATGAGGATGCAGGAGGTACTGATTTAATTAGAAGTTTATCAATACCATATGTAGGAGGGAGTGGTTATCAATATTTTGCTGCTCCTGCTTTTAGTAATTATGTGGAGTATTCTTTTATTAATAGTGGTACTCCTCAAACTGATTTCCTTTATGAAACTAAAGTTTTAACAACTGCTATAAGTGGACAGATTGTAAGATTGGATGGAACTATTGCCTCAGGTATGGTTGCTCCTGTTACAAGATCAGTATTTACAGGAATAACTCCAACAGGAAACTATCAAAATGCTAATGTTACTGTTGCAGGTAATGTTCAAACATCATTATTTGATCCTCAATCAGGCTTTCCAAGTATTGTTGATCCTAATGGAAGTTTAAAAACGGCAGAGGTAATTGTACTTTGTGGAGGTGTATTAAGTGGAGTTACTTTATCTCCTTTATTGTGGACTGATTTAGCTATAAATGGAGGATCAAGAACAGGAGGTCAAGGAGAGCAGATATTAAGTACAGGAGTTAATGCTGATGGTGGTTATATTTTGCAGAGTAGGAAAAAAGCAAGATTCCAAATTACATTATTTAATATTAATCACTTAGGTATTCAGCTTTTACCTGCTGATTTAGAGGATCCTAATACAGTTTTTGAGTGGGGTTCAGTTGATTTTATTGATGATAATGGTTTAGAAAATACTACTCCGAATGGATTATTTATAAGAGTAACAGGTGCAGTTCCTCCAACTGATCCAACTTGGGAGATAGTTAGTGTAAAAGATGGAGTTGAAACTGTTATTGATTCTGCTAATTTCAATGCTCCTCAAGCAAGTTTATTAAATAAAAGACCTGCATTATCGGTTTATGAAACAAGATACAACGCAGGAACAGGCTTATTTTATCAAGGTGCTAATTTTATTCATAAATTATCGGGATTAACAGAAACTTATGCAGCTACTTATGATTTCCCTGTTGCTTTAAGAATAAGAAACATTAACGGAAACACTACTGATAGAAAAGTAGCAACAAGAGCTTTAGGAACTTATAGATTAGGAGAGGAAAGAGGAGAGTTAATTCCAAGAGGTATTCAAGCAAGTCAGTTAATTAAAACAGGTGCAGGATATATTGGAAAAGTAACATTATCAAGAACAGGTAGTGCAGGAGGGAGTGGATTTACTGAAATTTATGATGGAATAGATGCAACAGGAGTTTTAATGGGTAGAGTTGATGTAGGAGGAGATGATGCAAAGAGTATTACTTTAGATGGTACTTATTCTGATGGGCTTTATATTGAGGTAAGTGGAACGGGAACCAATACAGTAACTTTTAATTTTGAATAATGGGATTAACAATTACAACACATACAGATTCATTAACTGTTGATTTAGGAGGGTTGTCTGCTGATAGAAAGTATGCAAGAATTAAATATTCAGATATTAGGAGTTTAGTAGCTGATACAGATAATGCAACAGTTGAGCTTGTTTTTAGTAGTGGAGAAATATACTCTTTTCCTTTCCAAGCAATAGATTCTGTTGATGGAGTTGTTCCTGTATCTCAGGATAATTTATTTCAAATGATAGAGGCTAAATTATTTGTATGATGGAATTAGCAACATTATTAGAATTAACAAAAGAATATGATTTACTAACTTTATTAGTTGTTGGTATAGGATGGTTAGTTGTAAATAAAAGAATCTCATTAGTAGATAGAGCAGTTAATCACAGACCTGATGGAGCTAAAACAATGAGTGAGGAGGTTACTGAGATAAACCATAAGATAGATTTGTTTAGTGTTGATTTAGATTATTTAAAAAAAGAAGTTGATAATCATAGAGCTGTAGATGAGGTTGCTTTTAAAAGGATAGAAAAAGACATTAGAATATTAGCTAGTAAAGTATGAAACAGCCCTATAAGTTTTGGAATAGAAACCAATTATTTCAGCATTTAAAAACTCAGTTAGATTATTATTCTTTTATGGATGATGATAACTATACTTTATTAAAAGATGCCTGTTATGATGAGAGATGGATTCCTATGTTAGACTTTAACGGTTGTAACATGGTCCAGGATGATTTGCATCCTTTCTTTCCTTGTTTTATTCACGATTGGAGATGGGTAACTAATCAAGATGCTAAAGAGGCAGATTATGAGTTATATTATCACTTAAAAAAGTGTTCAGTACCTGAGTTTAGAGCTAGAATTTACTATTTGGGAGTAAGATTAGGATGGTTTTGTTATTATAAATGGAAGAAATGAGAGAAGAAACTGTAGATATAGTAAAGAGTTTAGTAGATTCAATGAGTTTTACTATGACTATTTCCTCTATTATAGATAATGGAGATGGTACTTATACATTAAATAGCTGTAATACTTACTATTTACAGGAATGTTTTAAGGTAGTTTATGAGGGTGTTAGTTGGACTATTACCAACGTAGATAAGAATGTAAGTATCACTATTAAACCTGTATTAGGTACTCCTCCAATACCTACTACTTTAGAGCTTAATGTTTATGATCCTTATTACTTTCACGGAACAGTTATACAAACTAATTTAGAATTAGAGCAGATTAGTAACTCTAGTTTAAAAACTCCAATGATTTATCTCCTGGAAGTATTAGAAGATACTTTTTTTAACGATGACAACAGACTAGAGAGAGAGGCAGATTTAAGATTATTCTTTTTAACTCAGGCTAACTTTGTAGATTGGAAAACTCAAGACACTTATAATAATGCTATAGCTCCAATGAGGAGCTTATGTTACTCCTTTATAGACACTTTAAACAGTTCTAAAATAATTAGTAACTTTGCACAGTATCGGGTAATCAATCATACTAAATTCGGAGTTTATATGACTGATAAAGGATATGAAAAAAGAATATTTGATGATAACTTAGCAGGAGTGGAGCTTAGAATAACATTACCTGTAGTTAGAGTGAATAATTGTAATAATTTTTGTTAAACTTTAAATATATATAAAATGGCGTGTAAATGCGATGTTGGATTAGGTAATACGGGAACACCGACCTGCCAACCAATAGCTACTGTAGCTAAAAAATTAATTGTAGTACCTACTTATGATAGTACAGGTGCTAAAAACTCAATCACTATAGGAGATACTTTAGATGATGCTTATTTAACTGCTAGAATCAATGATACAGATGCTAGTGCTAGATGGTTTCCTTTGCCTATTATGGAGAATGTTACTCAGGAGAGAGCAGATTCTATTACAGAAACTAGTGGAAGTGGTAAAATTGCTTTCATTAGAGAGGGTGCTAGATCGTTCTTCGGTGAAATGTGGAAACAATCTCCTACTTTATTAGGTAAGATTAAAGAGGCTAGATGTACAGATATTTCTGTTTATGTTGTTGATGCTGATGGAAACGTAATAGGAGCTTGCCCTAGTGATGATGGTAAAATGTATCCTATCGCAGTAGATAAAGATTCTTGGGATGTAAAAATGGCATCTGCTACAGATTCTACAGTACAAAAAGTTACTTTAGGTTTTAATTGGAGTGATTCAGAGAGAGATGAATATGTTTCTATGATTACTGAGGACGATTATACTTTTGATATCTTAAATGCTAAAGGTTTATTAGATGTAACATCTACTAACTCTGCAATCTCTACTACAGGATTTACTGTTACTTTAGCTACTGCTTATGGTTCTAAAGCAGCTCCTGTAAAAGTTAAAGGTTTATTAATTGGAGATTTTGCTCTAGCAGAATTATCTCCAACTCCTGGATCAATAACTATTACTTCGGTTACTGAGAGTGCAGATGGTGTTTATGATTTTGTAATACCTCCTGCTACAAGTGCAGATGTATTAGAGCTTACACCTAGTAAAGATGGATATAGCTTTACAGCAGTAGTAGCAAATACTATAACAATACCATAAGAAATTCTTTTTTTTCTTTAGTTCATTGGGCTTAGTCAGGTAATAGCGATTAAGCCCTTTGTTTTATAAAAAAGTTTTATATATTTGCCTCAGTTAAGTTAATTGTTAATTAAAAGTTCTTACCTTAAAAGTATTTCAGCTACTATTTAAGCGATTAAAGCCTTATCTTAATTGATAGGGCTTTTTTATTATCTTTGTATTAGAAAAATTAAAGATTATGATTATAACAGTAGGTAAGTATCAATTTAACTCTGAGGCTTTAAGCTCATAT